ACGTTACAAGTAATAAATTAATCTGGAGTTATATATAATGCCTCGTGGACCATTACCAAAAGACAAAACAAATTTAGTTGGTCATAGGGACAATAATTTAACTATGCTTAATGGCGGTCGTAGTATGCCTACACCTAAACCTAATTCAAGATGGACAACAAAGACTATTAGATATTGGAAAGCATACTGGGACAGCGAATTAGCCTCAACAGCGCAAGTAGTTGATTTGCCTGCATTTTATAGATTGTTTCAATATTATGATGAAGCTGAAAGAGCTAATCGAACAATTGCCAGGCAAGGTAACGCCGGCTTATTAGCTGAAGGATCAAAAGGGCAAGCTGTTATAAATCCACTAATACAATTAACCTTAAAGCTAGAAGAAAAAATATTAAGACTCGAACAAGAACTTGGGTTAACGCCGCTTGCTCGTCAAAGGTTAGGAATTGCTTTTGGCGAAGCTCAAATGGGTTTTCAACAATTACAACAATTGCTGCAAGAAGATAATAAAGAAATAGCTGATCCGAGGTTAAAGCAACTAGAAGAAGAATAATGGACAACATTGAATATATATTGATGTGTGAACAATGTTATAAAATATTTTACAATAAAGACGAAAGCAAAATAATTTGTCACGAATGTGAAGAGGAAGAATGATTACTTTACCAGAAACTACAGGAGATCGAGTAGTTAAATTTATTGAGGGTTTTTGTGTACATGGTGAAGGAGACTTTTATGGAATGCCATTTAAGCTAGACGATTGGCAAAAAAAGATTATTTATGAAATGTATGAATTAAACGATAACGGCCATAGAAAATATAGAGAGGCTATGATCGGTTTGCCAAAAGGAAATGGAAAATCTGCCCTTATTTCTGGATTGGGATTATATGAATTGCTTGGATCAGGAGTTACTTCACCTTTAGTTGCTGTAGCTGCTGCTAGTTATGAGCAAGCTAATCTAGTTTTTGGAACTATGAAAACTATGTGCGAAGAAAGTCCAATATTAAATAATATGGTTGAAACATTTCAAAACGAAATACAAGTTAAAAATGGAAGTGGTAGAGCATACAGAATAGCAGCTAAAGCTGGTACTGCTGATGGAGGTAGAAATAGTTGTAGCATATTTGATGAGGTACACGAATTTAACAATATTAACTTAGAAAGAGTTCATTATGTTTTAGCAAACAATACAGCTAAAAGACGAGATGGAATAGTTGTTAATATATCTACAGCTGGCCATGATTTGGATAGTTTAATGGGTAGATTATATCAAAGAGGTATGATGAAAGAAGCAGGCAAAGCAGAAGATCCAGAATTTTATTTTAAATGGTATGGAGCTAAAGATACAGATAACCCTAAAGATGAAGAAATATGGAAAAAAGTAAATCCAGCAATTGAGAATGATTGGTGGCCTATTGAAAATTTGCGAAGGCGTTTTAAATCACTTCCGGTTAATGAATTTCAAAGGTATCATTTGAATCAATGGACAAGAATTGAAGAGCAAAGCTGGATTAGTGCAGAGCAATGGGACAGCTGCGAAAATAAAGATATGGATCTTCTTCAGGGCGCAGAAACATTTGTAGGTATTGATATGGCTTTACGTCATGATACCTGCGCTGTTACTTATGGCCAAAAAGATGAAAAAGGAGTTGTAAGAGTTAAATCACAAATATGGCATCCTCAAGGTGAGAATTATTTAGATGTACAAGAAATAGAAGCATTTATTGTTGAGTTAGCTACTAAATATAAATTAATGGAGGTAGCCTACGATCCAGCATTTATGGAACGTACAGCGCAAGTATTATTAGACAGAGGAATTAATATGGTTAACTTTCCTCAAACGCATTCAAGAATGATTCCAGCTTGTGGCAATGCTTATGAAATGATAGCTAATAATAAAGTAATACATGAAGGCGATCCTGAATTTACGGATCAAGTTTTAAGCGCTGCACAAAAAGTTACTGATATGGGTTGGCGTTTAAGTAAAGGTAGATCAAAAAGAAAAATTGACAGTGCTATAGCAATGGTTATGATGCTTGATAGAATTACTGCGCCTATACCTAAAGATGATAATCCAGAAGTTGCTATTATAAACTTATGATTAATGTAATAACAACTATAGTAGAAGTAGCAGGAGCTGGCCTTATAATTTATGGTGTATATACTTTTAATGTAAGTCTCGCTTATGTCGTAGCGGGAGCATTTTTAATTGTAGGAAGTTATTTAATTAATAGATGAGTTTATTTAATAGAAAAGAAAACAGAGACGCAGCCCTCGGAAACTTATCCGATCTTTTAGCCTTGAGAGAAGGCGGCTTATATAATTATACTGGCGAAGAAGTTAATGAAAATTCTGCTTTAGGTATATCAACAGTATTTAGCGCCATATCCTTAATAGCCGATAGTATTGCTTTACTACCCGTTAAAACTTTACGATATGAAGGACAAAAAACAATATTCACAGATAAACCAAAGTTTTTAGAAAAACCAAATATAGGTCTTGATCTCTCAATGTTTTCAATGTTGCATCAAACAATAACTTCAATGGCTATGCACGGAAATGCTTTTATACTTGTTGATAAAGATAGACAAGGCAGACCAATACAATTAACACCTATACACCCTGAAAAAGTAAAAGTTGAAATGAGTGATGGCCGTAAATGCTATTACTTGCAAACAGCTAAAGGCAAAGGTTATGATCGTAAAATAACTGCAGATAATATGCTTCATTTAGTTTGGTATAGCTATCCTGGACAATTAATTGGTGTAAGTCCACTAAGAACTAATTCAAATACCTATGGCCTTGCTTTAGCAATGGAAAGACACATAGCACAATTTTATGGACAAGGCGGAACTCCTAGCTCTGTATTAGAAACAGATAGAGATTTAACAGCTGAGCAAGCTAAAGCATTAAAAGAAACATGGATAGGCAACCATAATCGAAATAGAAAACCTGCTGTTTTAACAGGCGGTTTAAAATGGAAAGCAATTAGCGCTGAAGCTGGATCGGAATTGATTGGAGCTAGAGATCAAATAGTACATGAAATAGCAAGAGTGTTTAGAATACCTGCTCATTTATTATTGTCAAAAGATGGATCAAACGTATATTCAAATATTGAAAGTAATGGCTTGGCATTTATTCGCCATACACTTTTGCCGTGGATTCGAAGAATAGAAGATGGTCTTTCGTCACTGCTGCCTGGAAAACAATTTGTCAGATTAGATACTGATGAATATGCTAGAGGCGATCAATTAAGCCGTGTAAGATCATTTCAAGTTGCGATAAGTTCAGGAGTTATGACTCCAAATGAAGCAAGAGCTAAAATGGAGCTAGAGCCTTATGAAGGCGGCGATAAATTTTATATAGGCTTGCAAGGAGCTTTAATCGATCCTACACTCCCAGCGCAAGGAACGGATGAGCATGATCCAACAAATAATCTTAATCAAGAATAATGCCTTATAGTATAGAAACAAGTAATAAAGAGTGTAATGGTTTCGCTGTTGTTAAAGATAGCGATAAACAAATAATGGGTTGTCATAAAACTGAAAAAGAAGCAAAAGATCAAATAACAGCTTTAAATATTGCAGAAGCAGAAGAAAAAGCAGATTCATTAGAAAATATTGAATTAAGAGAAGTTGATACTAAGCCACCAGCATTTATGCAAAAAAATGCTCAGAGAGGTTTAGATAACTTAAGAAAAGCCGGACCAGGCTTAACAGATAAAACAAAACGCGAAGCAAGATCTATGGCCGCTGGCCAACCGGTATCAATATCAAAAGTTGTAAGAATTGCCGCCTGGCATAAACGCCATATTGTTGACTTAGATCGTGAAAAAACAAGTCCTAATGATCCGGACACTTGGCGTTATTCTGACGTAGCGTTTTTACTTTGGGGATCTAACCCCTGGACAAATCCCATGCAAGCAGCAGATTGGGCTGATAGAAAAATAGCGCAGCTTGTTAAAGAGGGTAAATTAGAGCCTAGAAATGATAGCGCAACACCTGCTCCGAAAAAAGATCAAGTTAAAGGCAGTGGCAAAAATAAAAAAGGATCTGCAAGCAGTAAAAAAGGTGGCATTAAATTTAGTGAGGGTACTGAAACGGCTATTAAAAACAGAGTTAAAGAACATAATGAAGAAGTAGCTGGAATGGCATCCTGGAGAAAATTAAAAGCATCTTCTGCAAAAGCTGTTGTTAGAAGAGGTTTTGGGGCGTTTAGTTCTTCGCATAGACCTGGAGTTAGCAGACAAGCATGGGGATTAGCTAGATTAAAAGCATTTAGTTATTTATTAAAAAATGATAAACCAAAAAATCCTAAATATTTATCAGACAATGATTTACTTCCAAAACAACACCCAAGATATACAAAGAAAGAGGAAAAAATGAGTGGACAACATATTGATGTATTTGATCGAGCCGTTGCAATGTCACAAACAATTGAAAAGCAAAAGAGTATTACTAATATAAATAGCATGGAAAGACAAACTGAAAATAGAAGTTTTACATTTGCAGCAGTTGAAGAAAGAAATGATAATGACAAAAATACGTTGTTATTTACTGGTTATGCATCTGTATTCGATAAACCATACGGAGTAAGAGATAGCAAAGGTTTATATAACGAAACTATTAAACCTGGAGCATTTAAGAAAACTTTACAAGAGCAAGATGATGTAAGATTTTTAGTTAAT